CGCAGTATCGCTGCAATGTGGCAATGCTGTCTTCCGCTATGGAGTAAGTAGAGATGAAAACGTGCGCCGGTCCTGTCTGTCTCAGCACGTAGAGCAACAGTTGAATAAGGTTGAACGCGCCATCGGAGAAGAAATGCTTATCCATCCCCTGGCACAGTTCTCCCAGTTGTTTCGGCTTCGACAATATCTCGCTTATCGTTTCGATGTCATACTGCGATGACTCGAGCACCGCCACACGTTTTGCCGTTTCCTCTTGCTTTTCCTTCGGAAAGTCGAACGCACTTACCAACATCAACTTCTCTGTGCTAGTTCGTAGTCCATCTTCGTCAGTTCTGCTGTCAGACGCTCGATGTCTTTCTCGAGTCTCACCTTCTTAGGGCTGTCAGGCAGCGGATTCGGTGTTCGCTGCTTTGTTGTCTTCTGATACTGCAGCAGATTCTGCTTACGAGTGAGCAGAGTTCTGGTGCTGTTGCGTCGAGTGCGCAGCGCCTTATCGTCGAGTTTCGAGTAGTCCTCTTCTGCTGGCGTCACCTTCTTTTCGGTCTTCTGCTCGCTTGCTGCCTTAGCAATCTCCTCTTCAGTAGGGATAGTGCCATCGTTGTCATATCTCTTACGGAGCGCCCATAGTGCCTCCATCTTCGCTGTATCGGCATCCATTGCCTCAGACAGTTGCTTACGTTTGTTTCTTGTCTCTTCATCGTTAGTCTCAGGCAGTTCTGCACGTTGACGGTTCGCCTTGTCACGTCGCTTGTGAGCATCGGCATAGAGTTTCATTACCTTCTGTATTGCAGTAGGTTTATCTTTGAACGAAGGTTTCTCCTTGTCGATTTCCTCGATGTCAACCTTCTGCTCGCTCACTGGTTGTGACTGTGAGTTCAACACGTCCACGTCCTCGTCGGCGAATCGCGGGTCGTCAGGGTTGTAGTACACCTGCAGCATCTGTCGCAGGCAGTAGGTCAGTTTCTCACGAGTCCAGTCCTTCTCGCCCTGCCTTATAAGCAGCGCGACTACAGACGGCTTGAATCCCGACTTCTGCAGGATGGTTAGTCCTGTAGTGAAGTCACGCTTCTGGGGCGCAGACTTAAACCACTTCATTGCCTGCGCCCGGGCCTCGAAATAATTCTTTGTTAGTTTCATATTATTATAATTTATTATGGCGAAAGCAAAGTTAACGACTAAACCAGCGACTATCAAAGACAAAAAGGGACCGCCATACGGCAGCCCCAATGAAACTAATTATAATACTAATGCAGTATTCTATTCAGATGCTTTGAGGAGATTAGTCACATCACCCTCGTAGCAGAGTGCACGTGGGCAAGAGTACGTGAAGTTGAGCGACGCCTGGTTGCGCTCTGTCGGGTTGGTTCCGGTCACGAAACCTTCCGAGTCGTTTGCCAGACGTGCGCCGCGCTTCGCGTCGCCCATGAGATAGTACACACCGTTGTTGTCCTGTACGATGAAGAATATCTTCTTACCCTTTACAGCGTTCACGAAACCAAGAATCTTCTTGCGAATCTTCGCGTTGATGATGCTGAGGGTGTATAAGAATGACTCGCCACCGTTCTCGCCTTGTGGAGCGATGGTGAAAGAGCCTACATCGTCAGTGAACTCGAACTTGTACGCTTGGCATCCAGTAGCCATCACGACGTCTCCGTCGAGTGCGCCTGCTGTCTCCATGTCGATAGCCGTTCCTCCTGCTGCTGCGGCGGGGAAATCGGGCCATGTACCCACCTCGTCGGCGTAACCGAAGATGACAACCGGAGCGATACCGCCCATATTGTCCTGCTCGGCGCAAGAGAGGTTAAGGTCGATGTCTGCAAGATTTACACACTTTGTCATAGTCGCAGGGTTTTAAGGAGTTGGTGTAACAGGTTTGTCGTTCACACAGAAGAGTTCCTTGCCGATGTAAGCGATCTGAGTACCGAACACATACTTTCCGAGAGCCTTGAACATGTAGTCATCAGGCACAGCCTTGATGGTGCGCATGTCACTCATCTTGTCGTAGCCGAACGCGATGTTCTCCTTGATGGTGAGGAGTACGAACTGGCTTCCCTCTGGGAGGTCAGGTACGCGCACGAGTTCGCACTTGCCCTTAGAACCATAGAGGAACTGCTGCTTGGTATCGTCAGCGGTCTTGCCCACTTCGTGGATACCAGCATGCTCGTCAGCGAACCAGTCATCGTACATGTCGCCGAGGTCGTCAGAGATGAACATCTTAGAGTTCATGCGACGGAAGATGCGATTGCGCGAGCGCCACATCTTAAGCAGTTCCTCACCGATGTTAGCACGAGTCATTGTGGCTGTTGCCACGAGGTTGCCCTTAGCAGCCGTGATGTTTCCGGCAGTCTTCTCTGCCTCTACGATGGTGCCGATGCCGTCGAAAGAGTCAGCGATGTCGGTCTTGTTGGCAGCAGCGTCATACTTCGCTGTGAAGAGAACGCCCAGCAGGTCGTTGGAAGCCTGGTTGAGAATCTCCTGCACGAGCCAGAGTTCGAACGGGTGCTTTGCAATCTCAATCTTACCGCGAACCTCTGTAACGTATGTACGGCGGTAGCGCTCAGGTTCGTCGAGCACTTCCATCACTACAGGGTGTACAGTCAGCGTACGAGGAATGAACTCTCCGAGGTGAGTCTGTCCCTTGAACGTTCCTGTGTACTTGCTGGATACTTTCTGCAGCACTGCCTTTGTGAAGGTGTAACTGTCAGTGATATCCTGGTATGCAGACATGTGCTGCAGCACTTCGTTGGCACCGAGACGCGGAATGGCGTCGAGTGTCTTTCCGTGTTTCTTCACCGCGGTATTGACGGCGGTGATGTCGATAGGATCGTTGTAGTTCATATCTATTGTTGGGATTAGAGGTTAATCTTACTCCTCGTCGTAGAAGTTGACGGGGTCTTTACGGATGTCCTGGTACTCATCCACCTCTGGTTCTTTCTTGTGGTCATCCTCGATGGTCACGGAACCAGGCAGTTTGTCGAACATTTCCTTTATCTTCGCCATCTTAGCGTCGATTCCGTCGATGTTCTTGATGAGGTCAGAAAGCGAGTCGAGAGAGTCAGAGGCAGCCTGCAGGCTATCCTCGGCGGTTTTCTTGGCAGCGTTAGCGGCTGTCAGTTTCGTGTTCAGGTCGTCGATGGCTTTCTTGTTAGCGGCAAGTTCGTCATCGATTGCCTGCATCTGGTCTTCAGTGAGTGCAAAAGTACCCTCTTCAGACTGTGCGAATCCTGCTACTGCGAGCAGGGCATTCAGCATGGTGAAAATACCTTTCATAATGTAAGTTGGTTGAATGTTATGTAGTGGTGATTGAGGTTGGGTGATTGGTGATGGCTGTTGGGCGTTGGTGAGACCGAGTTTCTCTGCTATGCGCTGTAGCATAGACTTCTCCACCTCCACTCCTTCCGGCATCGGTATCGCGCAGTTCTTGAAACTCTTGACGAGAGAGTTGGTCACCTTCTTGCCTGAAGGCTCGGTTATTATCTCGTCAACGAAACCATAGTCCTTGCACTCCTGAGCGGTGAGCCATGGGTGTTCCTGCATCAGTTTCAGCATCTCGTCTTTCGACTTGCCTGAGCGTGCAGCATACTTGTTGGCAATCATCTCGTCCATCTTCTCGAGCGTGCGCACCTCGCTGTCAAGATCCTCGCCGAGGTCTTTGAGGTCTTCCGCGTTCATCTGCTGCCAGAGGAAGAGTTCCACAGACGAGCAGTGAACATAGAGCATGCAATCCTCGTGCATCTTGATAGCCTTCGCTCCGAACGGCAGCCATGTGGCAGCACTTGCGTTGAGCGAGTCGTGAATCACGGTGACGTCTCCGTGTTCCTGTATGGCATGAGAGATTGCCACGGCTGCGGCGATATCACCACCATAAGAAGCGATTCTCATGGTGACCGGTTTTCCAGCAGCCTGTTTCAGTTGATTGGTCACGTCCCACTTGGTGTAACGGCCAATCTCTCCGTCAATTCTTATTTCTACCATATTATTATTGTATTAATACGATGCGAA